GAGGCGAACGCGCTGACGTGGCTGATCGTCACTGTCGAGCCATGACTCAACACGAACGACCTTGAGCAGAACAAAGCCGTGCGCGGTGGCGCGAACGACCATGTCCCCAAGCTTGAAGTAGCGATCTCGGTAGTCTTTCAACATCATGCGGCCCTTGAGTAATTGACGAGAGCCACGACCTTGTTAGTCGCTGACTCGTGTTTGGATATGTCTGAGCCCTCATGCCTCTGGTCGAGAATCCGCTGGCGGATCTCCTCCTGAGTCTTGGACTGCAAACGCTTGATGGCTTCTAGGTGCTCGATCACTGACATGTCGGCACCGTCAATCAGAACCTCACCCTTTGCTCCCGGCATTGGGGCAGCGAAGATGTTTAGGTCTTCGACTCGGGTGATGCGGCTCTCGGAGAATCGTGGCGTTGCGTCGATCTCGCGAAACGCTGCGAAGCTAATCCCCTGCACTTGCAGGGACTGGATTGACGGGGCTACGCCTATGACGTGGAACACCGGCATGTCCGCCGTGTTCATGCCAAAGCGATCACTCATGACATTCTCCAAAGTGAGCATGTCGGTGACCGCATAGAGGCGCAGCATTTTGTGCCGCATCAGCAGGCGGTACTGGTGCCGGTAGTATTCAAACTCTACTGCCAGCTCCCAGCCCGCTCGCTGAAGTGTGAGAGTGTCCGAGCGCCAGCCTGCCCACTCCACCCCAACAGGGCGGGAGAGCATCCGGGGCTCTGTGAACATCAGAGGTTGCCCTGCTCGATCTTCAGTTCGAGGTTGGCGATCTCTCGCTTCACGTTCTCGACGACCGTCTCAGCGGCAGCCAGCTCTCGGTACTTCACCTTGAGAGCGGTGACGGCCTTGGACATCTGTTCCTCGGCAATCTCCCGCTGGGCTTTCGCAATAGCTGCCTTGGGGTCAACGGTGTTGATACTGGTCATGTGGGTCTCCGGGTGATGGTGATTACGAATGGGAAGAGGCGGTGCCACAGTGGACGCTGGCGACGCAGCCGGGCCTTCTCGCGCTCGACGAGTGCGTCAAACTCCCCAGCGAGTAGCTGGCGACACGCTTCCGCGCGTGCGGATTCCAACAGGCGATGGCTCATTTCCGAGTGGCCCGCTTCTGTGGGACTGCCACGCGCTTGCTCACTCGGGCGCCACGGTGCCAGCGCTCGCCACGTGCGAGACGGAAGCGGGGCTCTACTGAGGTTTCCTGTTGTTTGCGACTGGACATCTGAGAATCTCCTTGCGACCGTGTGTTAGACCGACGATCCGGCCCGTTGCTGGGATGTACTCCTGCCACATGGATGTCCACGGCCCCCGCAGGGTGAACACCCAAGTTGTTTCGGGAACTCCAGAGACCATGTGAAAGGTTGAGCGCTTGGTCCTTATCGGACGCAGCTGGGGAACGTGCGTCTGTGTTCGCCACAGGTGGTGGTGTTCGTGTAGACGGCCCCGCAGCACCCATGAGAGGGAGTTGAATGCGTGCGTGTGGTAAGCCTCTCGCGAACCTTTGGCGAACTTGAGAATGAGCAGCGAGCCGAACCGCTTCGACTCGATGCCCCAACACCAGACGCGCGACTCCGGGCCGCCGTCTTTGGCGCCCCATAGAAGCTTCATAGGCGTCTCCTCGAGATGGTGTTAGATAAGGCTGTCCAGCTCGGCGTCGTTGCGCTCGATGACATCCTTCTCGGCCAGCCCCGCGTAACCTGCGAGGTCGTGCCAGGAGTCAGCGTGGTCCGGATTTCCGTTCAGGATGCGCGACAGCTTGTTAGAGATCAGGTCCAGCGATTCCCGCTGCGCATCCGAAAGTCGGTGCCAGTTGGGACTCCAGCGGAAGATTTCCTTAATCCGCTGCGCCGTCGCGGCAGTCTCCCGATATCCCCCCGGCCCTTCGTAGTGCTTCCCTCTTGCGGCGAGGGTGACCGCTACATCGGCGATGCTCATCACAACTGAGCCGGGGGTGGCGTGTAGGTCCCGCCTGGAACCAACGCGGCGACAAGGTAGGTCGCTACGGCGTTCTTGTCTGCGCAGTACTGTTGGGACTGCGTTCCATTCGGGACGCCGGTCGCGTCTGGCTGGGGGAACAGCGTGACGATGTAACCGTTGTCGATCTGAACGATCTGTACGGTTGGTGTCATCATTTAAGAGAACTCCAAAGGTTGAAAAGGATGGAGGGGCCGGGAATCGAACCCGGCTGCACCAGCTCCCCTCCGATTGATAGTTAGAAATCCGAGTTGCCTTGCGACTCGTCCTTGAAGCCGTGTTCCTCGCCAGCCTTGGGAAGCGCGCACTCGAACAGGCGGCCTGTGTTGGCGTCATAGCCGAGGCCGAACGTCAGTCCGGTGGCTTGCCCTGTGTAGCGGTCTTTCAGGACGCGGCAGATAGTTACCTTCCGCTCTTCCTCGTTCTCGGCCTGTTGGTTGCGCTCTAGACCAATCATCAGGAACGACCAGAAGCCAATCGCTCGGCTTCCCTTAAAGTGTCGGATGGTTACCCGGCCGCCTTCTTCGTGAGGTTTGCCCTCAGGCGTTGTCAGGTGGGACACGAAGTGGATGATGATCTGCAGCCCGTTGGCGAGCCCAGCCATCTCCTTCATGATCTGCTCCAAGCTGCCCTTCTCGTCCTCGGTGTCAGCGAGCGCTGTCAGGTGGTCGAGGTAGAACAGCCGGATGCCTTGTGCGACCGCCATGTAGCGGATCTTTTCCTTCACGACATCCCACTCGGTTTGCCCATAGGAGTCGTAGAAGGTGACCTTGCCGTCGAGCTGTGCGAGTGCATGGTCCAGCTCAGCGAGACACCACGTGCCGTCGGGGACGTGAAAGCGTTTGCCAGCCGCCTTGCCGGAGACGCGCTTGGCTGTCTCTACTGGCTTCTGCTCCAGATAGATGACGCCCACTTGCTCGTTCAGCTTGTTGACGTCGTGCTCTATCTGTTGTGACAGGAAGTCGGTCTTGCCTATGCCGGTGCCCGCGCCGAGCGCGTACACTTCACCGAGGCGACGACCGTAGGTAGCGTCGTTGAGCGTGGGGAAGCACCAAGGCAGCCCGATCACCACCGGCTTGAGGGCTTCCTCACGCACGTCTGCAATGGAGACCAGCCCGTCTGGTCGGTATTCCTTCGCGCCCCATATGGCGTCAATGACCTTGGCCCCGTCGCCCGCCTGCAGCGCCTCGTTAGCGTCCTTGTGGCCTGCTATTCGTCCGATGAAGGCCTTGCCGGGTGGGAGGAGAGCCGCACACTCATTCGCAGCAGCTCGCCCCGGCTCGTCATCGTCGAAGAGGAGGACGACCTTATCGAACTTAGACACCCACTCAATGTTCTTTGCGAGTGACTTGGCAGCGCCCGATGCGCCGTTAGGAACACTGACCACAGGCCATTTGTTGGACTGCAGTTGCGACACGGACAGCGCATCGATCTCTCCTTCGGTGATGACCAACATCTTGCCGCCGTCGCGCCACAGGTGTTGACCATAGAGTCCGGCCTTCTTTGGCTCGCCTATGAACGTGAAGTCCTTCTTGCCTTCCGCTGTCGGAGGGAACCGCAACTTCTGGGCGACAACAGCTCCCGACTCGTCACAGTAGTTTGCTATCTGAACTGGCTTACCCTTGAACTCACCCACCTGATAGCGCCAGTGCTTGCACGTCTCTTCAGTGAGGTTGCGCTTGGGCAGCGCCCGGCATTCACCGGACACGAGGTCTTTGCTCATGGAGGATTTCCTCGTGGTTGGATTGCCAGCGCCGTTAGGGTCGCCGGGTTCGTAGTGATTGCATCCAAAGCAAAAGCCGTGGCCGTCGCTGTAGCGTGCGAGGTTGTCTCGCGAACCACAGGCCGGACACGGCTCCTTGCCGATGCACACGGAGTCATCGGCCATTTGTTTCCTACTGCTGTTTGATGATGGCTACGGACTTCTCCCACTCAGCCAACTGTTGAGCGAGGTCAGCCCCCGCCAGGAACTCCATGGCGGCTTCTGCTCGTTCGATGTCAGCCTGAACGGCCAGGGCGCAGTGATCCTTCTGGATCTTGTTGAGCACCCAACCGAGGGCTCTACCGAACTTGTTGCCGTCCTTTCCTGCGAGCTGTTGCACGCGGCACCACGAGCTGATCGTGACGTCGTACTTGAGCCATACGACTGAGCAAGCGATCAGGTCCACGCTCACGGCCAGCCGGTGAGTCCACGTCTTCTCCTTCGCGCAAACCCCGATGATCATCAGGGCCAGGAAGATCAGGCCCCACATCAGGCGGCTACCTTGCTGTGGTAGGAGGCCAACTTGTAGGTGCGGCCCCTTTCTCGGGCACGGCGCTCACTCTCGCGGGCGGTCACCCCGAGCTGGTATTCGACATAGCGGCCCCCGACGTCGTCGGTCTTGGACACGCGGAGGACCGAGATGCCCTCGTCTGCTAAGTCGCGAATGCGTGCCGCCAGTCGCCGGATGCCGTAGTTGCGCGCGACGGTGTCCGTGATGTAGCCGTGGTCAATCAGATGATCCAGTACAAACTGGTTCTGGCTCTTGCCGTTGATCATTGGGAACCTCTGGTGAGTCGTCGATGTAGATGTAGATGCCAACCTTGTCGGCCTTCGCCCATCGCTTAGTGACGATCAGGTGAACCACCTGTTTGTCGTCATCCCAGATGCCGCCGTGAGTCAGCCCGTCCAACACGCTCTTGGCGTAGTTGTCTACGTCCCCACCGGGGAACAACAGCTTGGACGTGCGGGCCTTACGACAATCGAGCACAAGGCGTACACGCAGTGGCCCTGCGAACTTGGTGAACTGTTTTGTTCCGAGAATCTTCAGGAACTCTTCAGTCCAGTTCTTGTAGGCAGCTTCGTAGTAGGCGTGGCCGAATGACTTGCCGTTCTTCCCCTTGATCACACGGACGCGGGGGCGAGGGCAGGGCAATGGGTCGATGGGAATGAATGTTTGGAATTGCATGTGTTGGAAACACAAAAGCCCCAGGGTCTCCCCCAGGGCTCATGCGCAACCGTGCCGTATGTGGAACGTTAGAAGTCGTCGCCAGCTTTGGGGCCGGTCTCACCTTCGCCAGCGGGCGCCGGGTTCTCCGACTCCTCACCGAACGGGCTCTCTGAGTCAGCTTCGCCGCTGCCGTCGTAGCCATCCTCATCACCGAAGCCATGGTCAGCAGCGTTATCGCCACCACCCTTGACCAACTTCAGTACCTGCACAGCGTTCAGGTAGAACGCAATGCCAGCCTCGTTGTCCTTCGGCATGTAGTAGGGCACAGCCTCGACGGCCAGCTTGGCCTCGGAGCCACCCCATATCTGTGCGTTGGCGGGCAGCTTCTGCTGCTTCGCGTCGAACAGTTTGGGAGCGCGCTTCCAGGGCTTGCCGTCCTTCTTGGACACACCGCTGGCCTGCATCTTCGCACTGACGGTGACGAAGCCGGTCTCCTCATCGGTCTCCTTGTCCTTCTCGACCTTGAGGATGTCGATCACAGTGAGGTTCTTCACCTTGGCGATCTCTTTCTTCTTGGTCAGCTCGGCCTTCTTCTCTTCAACAAACTCATCCAGCATCGTCTGGAGGGCAGTGAGATCCTTTTCAGGAAAGTCTTCAGGACGGCATCGGCCCTTGGCGCGGTACTCACCCTCGGCCTTGAATTTGGTGTCGGGCTTCGTGAGCTTCGGGAAGATCAGAACGAGACGGGGAGTGACAAACTTGTATGGTTTGCGTTCAGACATTGGTGTCCTCGTAGTTATTGACGAGAGTCAGCTCGTCGGTTGTTTCGATCCACACCCGGTAGTCCCTGAACTTCGTGGGTACCCAGTCGAAGGGGAACTTGGTGTGGTTGTACCGGGGGCGCAGCGTCTTGCCGGTCACGCCGAACGCGTAGAACACGTCAGTTGTCTTCAGCTCCGAGTCATGCTCGAAGACGACATACGGTGGAATGAAAATCTTGCCGCCCGCCCGCGCCCGCTTCGGGTTCTCCATGATCGCGTGGGGGTCAGTGACGATGACCTTCAGCGTGCCTTTGGTGAGCTTCACTTGACCAACTCGAAATGGCCGAACTCGTTCGATGCGAAGTCGTACAGATTCCCGTCGACCGCATCGACCAGGGCATCCTCGATGTCCAGCAGCGTCTCGTTGTTGAGGCTGTTGGCGGCGGCCAGTAGTCCAGCCAACTGGCGTGCCTCCTCCTCGGTCAGCGACAGGGTGATCTCAGTGACGGCTTTGGTGACCTTGATCTGCATTTATTCGATCTCCGTGGTGAACGCGAGGTACTTCTCCAACTTCACGGCGTTGATGCCGTAGGCCAGCAACCGTTGGCGCGTGGCGTCGAGGACGTGACCGTGTTGGTTAACTTCAGCGCGGGCGAGATTCAGCAGTGCGGCGATCATGCGACCCCCTTTCGGCGTTGTTCGTTCGACTGGACGCGATCACCTGCGGTGTGCTTCGACAGCTCCTGTGCAGAGCGGAAGGTGTGCCAGCAGGTGAGACAGCGGTGCTGCTGAGGGCGCCCCTTCTGGGCGGCGGCAGCTTTCAACCAGTAGGTGAGGCTCACTGCCGATACTCCTCTCCGCGCCGGATCTCATTGGCGGCGAAGTCGCGGATGGCCTGGATGTGGCTGGTGTGAGATGCCTCAGCGTCGCGGATGATGTTGCGAGCGCGGGTGATGACATCGTCCAGGCTGATGTTGGCGCTCTCGCAGATCGCGATGAGTCCGACAGCGGTCCCCAGCACCTGCTCACCAGGGGTGAAGTTCTGCAGCCGACTGATCACCGCGAAGGCTGGCTTGCGGATTCGCGCCGGGTTGCACAGGAAGGACAACTGGTCTCGAATTACATGGGGCTTGAAGCCTTTCATGTGGTCTCCGTCATGGTTTGGATGAGGCAATACGAGGGGTCGGGGTAATTCACCCCTTGACCGGGGCGCACTCGTCGCAGGCTTGCTCGCAGCTCAGGCACGCGTAGCAGTCGGGACAGACGCGGCCAGGAACCGCGCTGCCACAGATCCGACAGCCCCGCGCCATGCGTCTGTCGTGATCGCGTTTGTTGGCTTGGTCGGCGCCCCAATAAAGGGGCGTCGGTCCAATACGCTGGTCGTTGAGAACGTATAGTGTTTGCATGTGGAACCGTTCCATATGTGGAATCATTAGGCAAAGAAATAGGCAGAGTCCCGCACCGCCTCTAGATCCAGGGCGCCGGTAGATGGAAGCTCGGGTAGCTTCGCCGCTAGTTCAGGCGGTAGTTGAGCAGCGACCTCTTCACGGAACTTTTCCAACACGTTCGGTGTGTACTGCTCGATGAAAGCTTCACGGATGCAGGCGTGCAATACGTCCACGTCGCAGGCGTGAGTGCCGAATGAGTCATGGATACAAGCCCAATTGGTCAGCCCCTCGTTGATACCCAACGCGACAGTGGACATGAGATGGGCGCTGTCGAGAGAGTGAACGAAGTTTGGAGCAATGCCTGCTATCTGACGCTTTGTGTCCCTGGTCGCACTGTCGTTGGCAATCGTCAGTGTTGTGCGCAGGCCCTTGTACATGACCTCCACGTACACGTCCTTGTCTACGGTGTAGTTCTGCTCGGCCAGGAAGCCGCTCGGTGCAGTCCACCGAATGGGTAAGCGGGCCTCGTTGGTCAGCTTCACGCACTCCTTCAGGAAAGCCATGGCGTCCTTCGCGGCCACCACAACTTCACCAATGGCATCCCATACGATCTTCGCCATGTAAGCGCTGGCCTGTCTCACATCAGCATCGTCTAGGTACTCCTCACCTAGACCGTGGACAGCCTTTGCGATCTGCGCCTGCATGCCAAACACGGTGGCCGAGTAACACATCGTCATCGTCGGTTGCTTCGCGATCTTGCGGACCACGCGCCCCCTCCAACACGACGCCATCGTTCCACATGTGGAACCATCGGACATAGCTTGGGCCTTCTTTGCCACCTCAGTGTAGATGTCGCCGGGCTTTGATCCTGGGGTGAGGTTGACTGCCGCTCCCCCTATCGGGTCCCTGAGCATTGCTGAGTAGTGCTGTAGCCCCGAGCACGAGCCGTCCATAGCGATGGGCAGGTGAGAGACGTAGTCAGGCCCACATAGAAGCGCGCCAGCCAGCTCACATACCGCCGAAAGAGCGCACCAGGGGGAGTCAGCCTTGGTCCAGAACATGAGCCCGTCGAGCGGGCGTGCCGCTGAGTCGAGCAGCTTGTCGATGTTTTCATCTACCCACCTCACGCGATCAGCGAATGACACCTTGTCCACTCCAAACAGGTTGGCCGTGTGTACCTTCAGCCAGAACAGCCCACGGCTTCCCAGCGGCTTACCCTCGGCAAACTCCAGCAGACTGCGGCCCACATCGTCGGACTGTGGGTTCAGGTAGCTGGCATACGGGTAGATGCGGCCCCGAAAGTCGAGGTAGTGTGGGAAGTAGATGGCTTGCTCGTCAGCGAACTTACGAGCGGTGACCAACTTCTGCAGCATCGCACCGGCCTTGCTCTCCACCTGGGAGTTGTATGCGTAGACCTCTGCCGCCTTCCGCTTCCACAGCGCCAGCTCCTCCTTCTGGTCGACACTGAGTGGTGTGGCCTCATCAGGCAGCCCAGCAGGGCGGGCCGGTAGGGGCTTCGGTTGGTCTACCAGCAGGTGCTTCAGACCAGGGCCTGCTGAGTGGACCTCGTCCATGACCTTCAGCAATGCCTTGTTGACTCGCCACGCGGTGCGCTGGATCGCGTTGACGGCAGTGAACACCACTCCCATTTGGTCGCGCTTCTCGACCAGCTCAGCGCTCGGCACGCGTGTCTGCATCATCCGAGAGCGGTGCAGAGCCTTGGTCAAGTATCCCCCCACAATTGCGCCGTTCTCAACATGCCAGTCGCGCGGCGGGTGAACCATCGGCATATGCACAGGGTGCCAAACGCTCGCCTTCGAGTGAGCCTCTGTCAGCCACTGCGCGGCCTCTTCGGTGAACACGAGGCGGGCTATGGTGTGGTGGCGGCCTTCCGTGTTGATCTGCTTTGTGACGATGCCGCAGGTCGCATCGAACAGCTCGATGAGCTTCGCACCCACGACGGCCTTATCCCGGTCGGACCACGTCAGCTTCACCTTGCTGTACTTGCGGGTGACGTGGCGCTCCACGGCCAGCCGGTGGTGCTCTGCGGTGGCGGACTTCACCTGCTCCATGACCTTCCGGAAGAGACCAGGGGCCTCCTCCTTCAGTCCCAGGAGGTTCACGTGATCTTCAATCGCGGTGCCGATGCGCAGCGCCGCTGTGGTGAACTTCTGGTTCTGGGCGGCGGCATCCAGGCAGTGCCGGATCGTCAGGTAGGCAGCCTGCTCTGGCAGAACGTGGAGCAGGTATGGTTGTGCCGCATGGCGCCTACCGGCACCTTTACCGGCGTCCTCAATGAACGAGGTGATGGCGGTGGTCAACGCTGTGATTGATCGCTGGGTCTGAATCCGGCCAGGGGCAGAGTCGGACTCGCCTTGACGTTGCCGGTTCTCTTCGTAACGCTTCTGACCAAGGAGCACGCTCTCGTACTCGATCTCGGCCTGACGGGTGTACAGGTCGGTCAT